AAGACGAACTCCTTGGGGTGATGATCAGCGATCCAGGAGAGGTCCCCTCGCGCAGCGTTAGCCTGGATTGCCTTCCACTTGGCAGCGGTGGCAGCCCCGCCTCGCTCAGATCTCTGCTGAGCCGAGAGCGGAGGCTCTCCTCGCTCGACGAAGTCACCATCCTTGATACAGTAGTTCCGAGCTTCCTCATGCGCTCCGTTGCGCGGCGATAGCCACGCGTTAGGAATCCGAGATGCCACCCCTGCTCTCGCGAGTTTCTTAGCGAAGTAGACATATCCCTGGAGATGGGGTGTACCCGACGCTCCAGTCTCTCTTCCGTAGACGATGTACTGACAATCGAGATGTTGCAGCAGAGTCTCATGTTCTTGGGTGTAGTTGTTCAACGTGAACACCCAACCTCGCGCTTGTGGACTTGGCATCGTTTTGAACACTGAGGCCTACTAGGTCCGACGCGTAGCGGCGGAGGGAAGCCTTCGGCTTCCCGTATTATTACCTAGTAGGCTTAGTGCTACGGCTACCGTAGCACATCCCCTTCGAAGAACAACTGGACTTCTGTTCAGTTGAGAATTTTCTCTGAAGAAGACACATGGTGTATCGACGTTCCGTACGCCCACGTCGGCCTCGTCGATCGGGCCGTCCCACGACCCGCCCTCGCCGTAAGGCAACCCGAACCCCTCGCCGCACTCGTCGTCAGTCGCAACCATGCAAATGTCCGGCTGAATTGACGCCAGCTGCTCGTTTTGCGCTGGCTCAATTGGATCCTTTTGATCCACGCGCGTCGGGGGCTAAGATTCCAGATTCGAACACTATGCCCAGTATTGCCAACACAGATGTTGACCAGGTCGCGCTTACGGTACCCGCCGCGCGAACTGTTGCCGCAATCGCATTCACGCCCACGTACCGTGGCGGGACTATGGTTGCAGCTGTCGCAGCTGGTGATGTCGTTACTTGGCCTCGCGGCTTTGCTGCTGGTCCTCCCCCTGTTGGCACGATCGGTCGCCGCAACGCTGATAATGTTATTGCTCAGCTCGAGGCGATCCGACCTGTTGCTCACGCTATCCGCATGAGCTCTTCCCTTAGCGCTACTGCCGCTAAGGGTTTTGTCCACATTGGTTTGTCAGTTGAATCTCGGTTCTCCGATGATGGTCTCAACTTGAATTACCAATGGCCTACCACCATCAATGATATGACGGGACTTGCTCACTATAAGCGTGTCACGCTTTCTAGCTTGACGCAGTCCCCGTTGACGGTCATCAACAAATGGCTCGATGAAACCGCGTTCCGTTACGACGATACGCGTGCTTACCAAATCGACACGACCGCAGCCGGTACTCCAGCTACCACTTCGGTTGTTCAGTCGACCTTCAACCTTTTTGGTTCATGGGCCACTATTGTGGTCATGCTTGAAGGAGTTACAGCTGGCGAAACTCCGATTTCGTTCGAGCACATCCTGTTGACTGAGGCTTTGCCGAAGAAGAACTCTTTCATTATTGGCACTCCTGCTGCTCCTAACAGCCCTTCGATTGTATCGGCTGTTTCAAGCATGCAGTCTGAGACAGACTTTGCTCATACAGAAGCGGGCCAGAACGAGTATGTCGCTCAAGGCCTCCAAGCGCTCCAAGACGGAGCAGAGCGCGCAGGTGATACGCTTATGTCTAATGTCGTCATTCCAACACTTCAGCGTACAGCACATGCTGGTGTCATGACTGGCGCCACAATGCTGTACAACGCAGTTGTTGGCCGCGGCGGTATCAGCGGTGTAAATTCTAACCCATCTCGCCTTGCTATTGGTTAGAAATGAACGCACCGCGTCCTCCTCCTTCCAGAGGCCCTTCCCGTCAGGCCGCTGGTCGCGGGGAAATCTCCGCTCGGGAAACCTTCAATCAGGTTCTCCAGGAGATCCGTCAGAGGAGTGATCGTCAGGCTGTTATTAACAGCCGCCGTTATGGCGGTCCAATGGAACTAGACGATGGTGTTGTCACCGTTGTACTGGATCCACATTCCCAGTTCAACCTACCAAGACACCAGACAACTTTGTCCCACACCGAATTGTAGTGTAGTTATTTGTATTGTAATCTAATCGCGTTAGATCTCAACTTCCATCTCACCTTCCGAGTCTTCCCACTCGGTTTCTGTTTCTTCATCGTCGACCACGGTCTCCTGGTCGTCGATCTCTTCGTGGGCTTGAAGGTCCGCCAGGACTGGAGCCCCATTCATGATCGCGTAGCCGATGTCCGAGCGCATCATTTGACGAAGGAACTCATCCCATTCCGCGGCTTCCAGACGCTTGATGAGGTATAGGTGCTTGGCTTGCTGGTACATTCCATCCAGCGAACGTAGCACGATCTCGCATCCTTGCAGAGTCCTTGCTGTCGTAGCCGTTGCTTCATGCACGCTCAGATCAGCATCCACCAGATCCGACTTGAGAGTCCTGATCACACGAGCTTGGGCCTCGTTGATGTTCTCGAGCTCGGTACGCCTCTGGGCTGCAGCGTTCAGCTCGGCCTGGAGGAACTCGACCATACGGAGAAGCACGACGTTGCTGGTAGAGTCCATGGTTACACTTGAGGGTTACTTGGCAGATTGAAGAATGACAAGGTTACACTCACTCGTCCGTAACCCGTACACTAACGTCCCCCCCTTATAGAGGGGGACGGTACACTTGCTGTACACTATAGTATAGTGGACTCAAGTCAAATCCATACTATATAGGAATTTGTATGTATACGTACGTGGTCCACATAACGTATAACGTATAGTTCAACGTATAAACCCTAACCCTAGCTGCACCGCCTGCGAGTATACCCACCGTAGCGTAGCGCAGCGAAGCGAAGGTCGGGTAGAGAGCGGGCGCGTCGCAGCCGATTGGATACCCTATCCCCAACATATGCCCGAGAAGTACGGTCAATCTAGACCGTCCGAGGGCGACGCGTGGTTAGCCACCGAAGCGAAGCGAAGGTCGGCGGGCGCGTGCCCATCGGACAAACCCCTTTGTCCAGATGCCACATCCCCACTGACCCACGTACTTAAATAAGAAACAAACCAATCAAATCAACACCACATTATGAAAGAGCGGACCCACGTAGAGTGGGTTCAAGATTAATCTTCCGTCAGGAATCCGAAGTCGAGGATCGGTAGATCGTCGATGAGCCCCACAGACGAACACTCACTTTGATCTTCTTCTTCTTCGACAGGAGGTGCGTTGAACCACGCTGCCCGAAAGTTCGCTCGCTGAACTTCTTCTGGGAACTTGATGACCGTGAAACGGCGCTGTAGTGGTGCAAGATCTTCAGGTCTTGGGAAGCACTGTTCCATCGTGTAGTTGGACAGCACGATGATCTTCTTTGGACGAAGTTTCTGAAGAACCCCACCCTTGATTTCACCAGTGAATGGGTAACGATCCGCCCATTTCTTGAGGGACTGCGCAGTCAGCGAACTGTCAGGTGACCATTCTTCGATGGCCACTACTGTCTCGTGGCGGTAGCCATCCCACCACTTGTTGATACTCTTGGCGAAATGAGCTGGATAGAGGTCCCAAAGTGCACGGGATTTACCCGTACCGGACGGACCGACCCACCACTCGTGAAGTAGCTCCCCGTCAAGCGGCTTAGTGGCGGGGGCGTAAAGGGACTCGAGCCGAGGCTTGTATAAGACGAACTCCTTGGGGTGATGATCAGCGATCCAGGAGAGGTCCCCTCGCGCAGCGTTAGCCTGGATTGCCTTCCACTTGGCAGCGGTGGCAGCCCCGCCTCGCTCAGATCTCTGCTGAG